AAGGGATAGCAACCCCTTAAAAAGTTCTGATTTTACCAAAAATCAGGAGCAATTATGCAATCAGACAGAGATCAAGAGTACATGATGAAGATGTGGGGTACAAATAGACTTGTATCTGACTATGGATCAATGAAACACATTAATGTGTATGAAGAAAAAAGAAAATTTCTGCAAGAAGTGATGGAATATCAAGACCATCACTTAAAAGAACAGGCAGAGATTCATGAAAAAATTAGAAATGATGAAGACTATGATGATTGGGAGTATGGAACTGAACCAATTTATGGAAAACCCCAATAAATAAAAGTAAATATAGACTCTCAAAGTGCCTTTAGAATCTGTCTCAAGGGGATTTAAAGATATAAGCCTGTCTTTTAAGAGGAATCCAGTCACTAATGACATCATTTCACTAAGAAATGAGGATGCCATTAAGAGATCAGTCATCAATCTAGTGAGAACTAGAGTTGGTGAGAGGTTCTTTAATCCCCTTTTAGGGTCTAAAGTTGATAATTACTTCTTTGAGTTGGCAGATTTTACTATTGTAGAGCCTCTTAGAACTGAAATCAGTACAGTAATTAATAATTTTGAACCTAGAGTTGCATTGAAGAGAGTTGATGTTGAACTCTATCCTGAAGATAATGCCATGGAAGTGAGTATTAATTATGATATTGTAGGTCTAAGTGCACCACAACAGGCAATAACTTTCGTATTACAACCAACTAGATACTAATGGCACTAACTCAGTTTACTAATCTGGATTTTTCCCAGATTAGAACATCAATTAAAGACTATCTAAGAGCAAATTCAACCTTCAGTGATTTTGATTTTGAAGGTTCAAACTTCTCTGTATTAATTGATGTACTTGCCTATAATACCTATCTGACTGCATTCAACACCAACATGGTGGTTAATGAGTCATTTATTGATAGTGCTACCCTCAGAGAGAACGTAGTATCTCTTGCAAAGAATGTTGGGTATGTTCCACTATCAAGAAGAGCAGCAACAGCAAATATAACCTTTAGTTTAACAGACGTAAATACAGATTATAACACAGCAACTTTAAAGAAAGGTGTAGTTTGTACAGGAAATTTAGATAATACCAGTTATATCTTTTCTATTCCAGAGGATATTACTGTTGGTGTGTCTAATGGACAAGCATCTTTTGAAGATATAACCATCTATGAGGGAACTCTTTTATCAAAAACCTTTGTTGTAGATAATTCCCAACCAAATCAAAAATATATTTTACCAAATCCTTACATTGATACATCTACAATTAGAGTTAATGTAAAGGAAACTTCAGAATCAACAACCTCAAGAGAATATTTGCCAATAGAAAATATTATTGGTGTAGATAAAAATTCTGCAGTTTTTCTGATTCAAGAGATATCTGATGAAAAATATGAAGTTTTCTTTGGTGATGGGGTAATTGGAAAAAAACTTGAAAACAATAATCAAGTAAACATCACATACATTACAACAAATGGCAAAGAGGGTAATGGGGCTAATGATTTTGATTTCTCTGGAACCATAGTATCAGATACTGGTGCAAATATTTCATCAGCAGTTGGTGTCATCATAACCACAGAATCAGCAAATAATGGTGATGATATTCAATCTATAGAATCAGTAAGGTATTATGCTCCTAGATTATATTCCACCCAATATAGAGCAGTAACTGCATCTGATTATGAATCACTGCTACCATCAATATATCCTAACATAGAGTCTGTAACTGCATATGGTGGGGAAGAATTAAGTCCACCACAATTTGGCAAAGTTTTCATAGCAGCAAAACCAAAAAATTCAGATTACCTTTCTGAACAAACAAAAGAGTTTTTAATCTCTGAACTAAAGAAATATTCTGTTGCAGGAATTCAACCAAACTTTGTAGATATTAATGTCCTGTATGTTGAATTGATATCAACTGTTTACTATAACTCAAATTTTGTTGGTGCTCCAAATGATTTGAAGACAAAAATTTCCAACTCACTTCAAACATATGCAAATTCAACTGATCTAAACAAATTTGGAGGAAGATTTAAGTACAGTAAGTCAGTCAGACTTATTGATACAGCAAGTGATTCTGTAACATCAAATATTACACAAGTTAGAATAAGAAGAAATATTGGTACTATTATTGGTGAACCAACACAGTATCTTGTATGTTTTGAAAATAGATTCTATGTTGATCCATCTGGATATAATATAAGAAGTTCAGGATTCTTTATTAATGGTCTGTCTAGAAAGGTTTACATTTCAGACAAACCAGAATCAGACTTAAAAACTGGAAGATTGTATCTGTTTTCTGTTGATGGGGAAACTGAATCAACAGAGCAGCAAGACATAGGAACAGTAGATTATATTACTGGTGAAATTGATATAGATAATATAAATGTATCTTCTACTGCTCTTTCCAATAATATCATTGAAATTGAAGCAACTCCATACTCCAATGATGTAGTTGCTAAAAAATCAATTTACTTAAAATTAGATATTGGAAAGAGTTCAATAAGTATGGTGAAAGATATTATATCCTCTGGAGAAAATGCTTCAGGAAGCAGATTCCAACCAGAATCAAGTCATTCCACTGGAACTAAAATAAGAAGTTAAGATGGTAGAAAATCAGAAGCTAGTAAAGATTAGTGATTTAGTTGATAACCAAATCCCAGAGTTTATTTTAGAAGATAATCCTAACTTTTCAGAATTCTTAAAGCAATATTATCATTCTCAGGAATTTCAGGGAGGACCAGTTGATCTCTCTGAAAACTTGGTATCGTATAGAAATATTTCATCTTTTAATTCTACCAATTTAATCACATCAACAACTTTAGTTGGTGATGTAGATTTTTTTAGTGATACAATTTATGTAGAATCTACTAATGGTTGGCCTCAATCATATGGTCTCTTAAAAATAAATGATGAGATTATCACTTATACTGGAATAACTACAAATTCTTTCACTGGATGTATTAGAGGGTTTAGTGGAGCAGATTCTCTTCAACAAGAGACAAATGATGAGTTTTTAGTTTTTACCACCACTGAATCTAGTGATCATTCATCTGGAGATACAGTTAATAATTTAAGTAACTTATTCCTTATAGAGTTTTTCAAAAAACAAAAAAACTTATACACTCCTGGATTTGAAAATGTAGATTTTGCTGAAGAAATTAATCCACAAAATTTCATCAGCAAAGCAAAAACATTTTATCAGTCAAAAGGAACTGATGAAGCGTATAAAATTTTATTCAGGGTTCTCTATGGAGAAGATGTAAAGGTTATAAAACCAAGAGAATATTGCTTCACTCCATCTGATGACAAGTGGATAGTTACTGAAACTTTTGTTTGTGATTTAATTGAAGGGGATCCATATAAACTTGCTGGTCAGACTTTATATCAGGATTCAGACCCATACAATTCTAAAGTTTTACCTGCAAGTGGATCAATATATGCAGTTGACTCATATCAACTAAATGGAAAAATTCTTTATAAAATTAGAATATTTTCTGGATACTCAAACAACTTAAATCCAAAGGGATCAATATCTGGAAATTTCATTCCAACATACAAAACATATGTTGTTGAAGATGCTTTATCTGGATCTGATACTATTTTTGTAGATTCAACTATTGGATTTCCCCAATCTGGAATCTTTAACATTGGGGAAAATCAATATGAATACACAGACAAAACTAATAATCAGTTCTTACATGTATCAAAAGTTGGTGAGGCAAATATTACAGATTTGGTAGAAAGAAAATCTGAAATATACTCCACTAACTATGTCTATTCTTATGAAGATGGTGATATTAACAATGTAGTAAAACTTAGAGTAAACAATGTACTTTCAGTTTTTGCCCCAGAAACCTCTACTTATTCTTTAGTTGATGATCCACTTAGAGTAGATAATGTTGGATATACTGATAATAATATTTTTGTAAGATCTTTAAAATTTAATCATCCAATTTCCATATATTGTGGAGAAGCAGTACAAGAAATTGATGCTGGGGTTAGATCTTTTTCAAAGCAAGGATTTGCAATTCCTAATGGACTTGCTTTAAGTAAATATGAGCACAACTTAAAAAATAATGATTTAGTTGATCTTTATGTTAGATCTCAAGGAACCTATCAAGTATATCTTTCCAACTTACAGGTTTCAACTGCTTTATCCAAAGAATTTAGTACTCAAAAAATTGAAGACACGAGTATTTTAGGTAAAGAAATTCTTTTTAGAAGAAAATTAAAAAAATCAAAAGCAATATCTTTTACTAAATTATTCAATCAAATTAATGACAAATATACTGCAAATATTCAAGATGCTTATGCTGATGATAATTACAACTACATAACTTCAAATGGACTTCCAGATTATGAAGTAAGTCCATACATTAAAGAATTTACTTTTGATGCTAATTCAAACAATACTGCCACTTTAGTGGGATCCCACAATTTTTACAATGGGGAAGCAGTAAAAGTTGTTGGATATGGAATCACTGGAGACATGACTAGTGAATTTATTGATTCTGTTGGGTTTAATACTGGCAATACTTATTATGTTAAGAAATTTGGTCCAGCATTAATATCTTTATCAGAAAGTAGAGAAAGTTTAGATACAGTTCAATTAAATTTTCTAAAACTAACTGAAAATGGATTTATTGCTGGATATTATGAGAATATAATTCTTCAAAGTTCTAGAATTTATGGTAATGAATTTTCAACTCCAAAAGTATTCAAAAAAATACCAAAAACTCCAAGATTCCAAAAAAATAAGGTAGTAACAGAACCTGGACCTTTGGGGATATTTTGTAATGGAGTTGAGATACAAAATTACAAATCTTATGACAAGATTTTTTATGGAAAAATTGATACTGTTGAAGTTTTAAATGGTGGTAATGGATATAGTCTATCAAATCCACCACAATTTAGAATATTCAATAATACCTTTGATGAAGACACTGAAACTTTCTTAATTCCAGAAATGGAAGGTGAATTAAAATCTCTTAGAGTTAAAAATCCTGGATATAACTATGAGGCAGCTCCAACTGTAACAGTTACTGGTGGAAATAGAAAAGATATTCCCACTACTGTGAAAATGAGATACATTGATAAGGAATTGCAATTTAATGCTACAACTAGGGATACTGTAGTTAGAACAGTAGACAATACTTTCCAGTTTGATTCTGTCCATCCATTTACAGAAGGGGAAGCAGTTGTGTATGAAACCAATGGAACATTCCCCATTGGAATTGGAACTGTAGTTGAGGATGGTACACTATTAGATAGGTCAGTTTATTATATTGCTGAAGTTGGTGCTGCAACTTCATTTAGATTAGCACCATCAAGACTAGATGCTGTAAATAAAACTAATTTAATAGATATTAGAACTACTGGAGGTGGAGTACAAAATTTTAGAGCATTAGAAAAAATTCAAATTATTGATGAAGTTTCTTTTGTTGGTGTTCAAACTGGATTTAAATATAAAAAACTTTCTTTTGCTCCAGAAGACATTAATACTTTTGATAATATCTTTACCTTTAAAAATCATCAATATAAGAGTGGGGAAGAGGTTGTAGTTACTCAAGATGGATCCCCTCTTAGTGGAGTTACTGCTGGACAAATTTATTATATTGACAAAATTGATGATGATAGTTTTAGATTAACTACAGATTTTGCAAGGAAAAATATTTTAAACGTTTCTGGATTGGATTTTGCCACAACTTATTTTGTTCAGTATCCCCCAATTGAAGTTACAGTCTCTGGTAAGTACAAAAAAACTGCTGCAGCAGTAACTGGATATGGGGCAACTATTGTACCAGTAGTGCAAGGATCTGTAAAATCAGTACATGTTCAAAAAGGTCTGGCAAAACCAGCAAAAGAACTTCTTGGTTCTAGAGAGGTTGTAAACCTTCACCAAAGACCTAGAATTGAAGTTAAAGAGGGTTATGATGCAGAATTTTTACCTCTAATTGATAGTGGCAAAATAATCAAAGTCATAGTAAAAAATGCTGGACAAGATTATGTCAATGATTTTGAATTTGAAATCTTAGGTCAGGGATATGGTGCAGAATTAACTGCAGTTGTCAGTAATGGAGAAATTTATAATGGTGCAGTAAGTTATAATCAAATAATATCTGTTGATGTGGTAAATGGTGGAGTTGGATATGCTTCATCAGATACTACAGTTAGAATAAAGTCATCAGGAAGAGATTTAAATCTAACTGCCAGTTTAACTAATTGGACTCTTAATGAAGTTGCTAAACTTGGAACATCAAATCTTAAAAATGGATTTTTGTTTGGTGCAAAATATTCAAGATTTGGAAATACCTATGGAACATTTTTCTTAGACTCAAATTTAAGACAATCTTTTGGGATAGATTCAACTAAGCACTCTCCAATAGTTGGATGGGCTTTTGATGGGTGTCCAATTTATGGTCCATATGCATATGAAAATGTGGATGGAACTGGAAATATCATAAAAATGAGAAGTGGATATACTAGAAGTAAAATTAGTCCACCATCAACCTTAGAATGTATTGAAGACTATGTTTTCACAAATAATGGCACTTTAGATGAAAATAATGGAAGATTTGCCATAACCCCAGAATATCCAAAGGGCATCTATGCATACTATTGTACTTTAGATACCACAGATAATCCAGAATTCCCATACATAATTGGAAATACTTATAACTATATTCCAGAAAGTTCAAATTTTGATTTAGACTTAAATCAAAACTTAGACTTTAATGAGTTAGGAATAATCAAATATACTAAACCATATAGAGTTGATGATAAAGAGCATTATTATGAGTATTTTGATAATGTTACTACAGATTCTGCTTTTGATGCTTATGTTACGGCAGTTTCTCAAGGATCTATTGACTCTGTTGATGTTTTAGACGGTGGTCTTGGATATGAAGTTGGGGATAAAGTTGAATTTGAAGAAGAAGAAGTTGATTTAGGTGCATTTGGTGAAGTTGTAAGTATTTCTGGTGTAGCAGTAACTTCAATATCTGCTGGTATTACTACTTTCAATGATATTGTTTTTGTTTCAACTCAAGATGGAATAATTGGAATAGCAACAACCACCCATAACTTTAAATCTCAAACATTTGTAAACATAACTGGAATTTCAACATCAGATTTTTCAGAAATAGAAGGATTTAGAAAAATTAATGTAGAAACACCATCTACGATACTAACTCAAGCTTTGGGGGACGAACCCACTACAGGAATAGTAACATCTATAAAAATCAAAGCTCCAATTGGCAACTATAGAGTAGATGATAGATTAGTCATTGGTACAGAAACTCTAACAATTTATGGAGTTGATAACTTAAACAATCAATTAAATGTTTTAAGGCAGGCTGGATCTCCTGGATATGCACTTAGCACCCCAGTCTATGATTTTGTAACTAAATTTACATTTTCATATCCAGAGCTAGAGAAAAATTTAACTGAACAAGATATTTCTTACTACTTTAAACCAATAGAATCAGTTTCTGTTGGAATAAGTACTATAGCTGGTATTGGAAATACTTTATCAACTAACCCCCTTGGTTATGGGGTATCAATTACAAAATATGTTGAGCATGGTGGCATATTCTTGCCATTCAATCAATTTAGAGATGGGGAAAAAGTATCCTATACAACAGATGCTTCTTCTATAGTTACTAATGCAGGAAATCTTGTAGATCTTCCTGATCTGTATGTGGTTAAATTATCCCCAGACGTAATTGGATTAGTCCAGAGTAAGCAAGATCTCAAAAATAGAGAAAATTTATTGAGATATAATGCACTAGGAACAGGAATTTACCATAGATTTAGAACTCAAAGAGATGTTGTAACTGGAACAGTCAATCAAATTAATGTAAATGTTTCCACTGCATCAAGTCATGGTTTAAGTGTTAATAATAAAATAAACACTAATGTTATTTCTGGGGTAACTACAACCTATGTTGTTGGTTATTCATCTACAGAAAAAAGAGTTTTGATAGATGGTCAAGTAAATCCAAACATTAGAGTATTTGAGAATCAAATAGTTAAGTTTGACTTGACAGATTCCAGCATTACAGGAAAAGATTTTAATTTATACAGTGATGATGTTTTTAGAAATTCTTATTTTGGTAATGAAAATGGAATAGAAGTTGTAAAATCTTCAACAGAACTAAGTCTAACAATTACAGACTATACTCCAAAACTTTTATATTATACATTGACTAACATTACAACATCTGATGAAATATATTCAGATTCAACTGTTCCTAATAATAATCAATTAAAAATAGAAGAAAGTCTCTATAAGCAATCAGAAGGAATTGTGATTGGAATTACAACCAACACATTTACATATAATATGAGTGCTAACCCAGAACTATTGGATTATAGTAGCTCTAACTCCAAATTATCATATGAAGTTTTAGATAGTGGTGTAAAAGGACCAATATCTAAAGTTAAACTTCTATATGGTGGAAATTCGTATGAAAAAGTTCCTGGAGTAAAGAATATTATAACTCAAACTGGAGAAGGTTGCAATCTTTATCCAAAAACTACAACTATTGGAAATGTCAATGCAGTGAAAATATCAAACACTGAAGCAATCTATTCTAGTGATAAAACTCTTTCTCCAGTATCAACTTTATTCTCAGCAGTAAGAGTAAAAAATAACTATAAAGTTTCTGATCTTCTTTTAGTAGATCCAGGAAGAAAATATATAAATCCACCAACATTAATATTGTATAATGAAACTGATGATGTTGTTTCAAATACTTTTTCTGCAAATGTTGAACTTAAATCTCAATCTGTAGATAAAATTACAATAGTTGATCCAGGAACTAATTTAAAAACCACTGACAATAGAATTGTCCCAATTAATAATAGTAATGGAATTAGAATTCTTAGTGTTTCTGTATCTGGGTCTGGTCCATATGATGTAGATTTGACTTTAGAGACCCCACTTTCTGGATTCTCAACTTCAAACCCACTGCCAATTTCAGTTGGTGATTCTGTTTTTGTGGAAAATATTCTAAGCAATTCTGGAAATGGATTTAACAGTTCAGATTATAAGTATAAATCATTTACTGTAACATATACTAATCCAAACTTTAGTGCTCCAGATGCAGCTGTAGTTAGATATCAAGTAGATCAAGATCCTGGGGTATTTGATTCTACAACATATAATGCATCAGTTTCAAAGTATGATGATCTAATTAAAGTTGAACCAGTATTAGAGAAATATCCATTCTTTAATGCAGAAAAAGTTTCAGGTAAGCAAATAATAGATAATGATGCAAACTCTCCATTAACTGATCTTATCAAATTTTATGATACTCCAGAATTTTTAGTTGGAGACACCATAGAAGGTGAAATTTCAAAATCACAAGCTCAAGTATCTTCAATTGAAACTTTTAAAGCTATTACAAAGGTTGATTCTAGTGTTTCTGAGGTTATTGGTTGGAAAGACTTTAGAGGAAATCTTTCCACTATTTTACAAAAATTACAAGACAGTGAATACTATCAGAATTTCTCATATAGTCTAAAGAGCAGGAAATCATTTACTGATTGGCAACCAATAGTTTCAGATTTATCTCATGTATCTGGATATAAACAGTTTGGTGATTTGTCAGTAGAATCAGAACTTCCAGTTGGAATAGCAAAAACTCTTACTGTAAAATCAGAAAGTTCTTCTCAGGTCAATGTATCTTTAATATCTGAAGTGGATACATCTACAGTCAGCAATTTTGATTTTGTTATTGAAGAGGACATTGATGACAGCGAAGGACTATATTCAGAATACTTAAAATTCTCATCCAAAAAACTATCTGACTATTTACTATCAGAGAACAACAGAGTTCTCCCTATTGATGACATCTCAAACCTTTTTGATAGTGATAATTCACCATTTGTTAGAATTGCACTAGATACTGTAGACACCACTGACAATATTGTATTAAAATATTTCTTCTTTATTGGAGCAACAGTTTCATTCTTTGGAGATTTCCAAAAACCAGAAGTATTTGATTTATTTGTAACAAGAAATGATGCTACTGTCAACCTAACTTCATATGCATATTATTATGATTTCTATAATGAGTTTGGAAATGTACAACTTCCACTTGGAGAAATTGAAGCCACATTAAGCCCATCCAATGGTGATGAAATAACTATTAATTTCAATCCAAGAAATATTTTTAATAGTTATGCAATATCTGCTGTTAAAGAGACTGCTCCAGTAGCAGTTGGCATTGCATCAACATCATATGGATATGTAGCTAGCATTGAAAAAACATCCACATATGCAGCTTCTGGATCTCCATCCACAGAAGTTATTTACAGTTACCCAATGGCAGATTTAACTTCTGGAACTGGAATTATTGGAATATCATCATCTCAAGGAAAAGTTGAAGATGCTTTTGAATTTACATTTATAAAAACAGTAGACAATTCTATCTCATACAACATATTTGCAGAACAAAAAACTAAAAATTTAGGGACATTTGGAATCTCAACAAGTGTTGGTGGTGCAGTTGAATTTACGTTTACACCAATATCTGGAGTTGGAATAACTGCATTTAGTAATATACAGATTTTAAATTCCAATAATGTTTCCCCAAATACAGTAACAAATACATTGAGTGTTATTACAAGTGAAAGTGTTACTTATACAGGAGCATCACAATTCCAAGTGGCATCAGTATCAGAATCATTTGCAGCAACAAAGTATATTATTGAAGCTGAAAAAACTGTTGGGTTAAGCACAGAAAGATCTATTTTTGAAATAAATGCAGTTCATTTCCAAACTTATAACAATAATACGATTTATGGTTTTGCTGGTGATTTAGATGATGGAGAGTTTGATATAGAAACAAATTATAATTCTTCTAGTGGGGAATACATTTTATCCTTTACTCCATCATCTTCAGCAACTTATAATTTAAAAGTTATCAAAAAGTCAATCATCTCTCCAAACGTCTAATAAATATTTTAAAAAATGCCTGTTTCAGATATTGGTGCAATTTATACTCCATCAATCTATGGGAGAACTTCTTTCCCCCTTAGATATAATCAAGAGCCAATTTTTTATAAAACATTCAATGGATCATCTGAAGAAATAGTAGGTATATCTTCTGATATTTTATATGTCAGAGAGCATTTTTTCAAAACTGGAGAAAAGTTAACATATAGTCCAGGAACAGGAACTTCAATTGGTATCTCTACCAATAGTCCAGGGAATATTGGATTTAGTAGTTATCTTCCAAGTGAAGTTTATCCAATAGTTATAGACAAGGATAGGATAAGAGTATCATTAGCCTCATCCTTAGCACTTTTGGGTGAGTATGTTGATATAACTGCTACTGGAATTGGATCAAACCACACTTTATTAGCAGAAAAGCAAAATTCAAAATGTTTAATTTCTGTTGACAATATAATCCAATCTCCAATTGCAGTTGCTTCAACAGTTGGAATTGTAACTTACACCAATACTTCATTTTCCCTAGATACATTGGAAAATGTAAGATTGGGATCTTTGCTAAGAGTATATGGTGATAATGAAAGTGAAATAGTAAAAGTATCTGCTATTGATTACTCAGCAAAAAATATTTCAGTATCTAGGGGAACTGGGGTTATGGGAACCCCCCAGTTTACTTTTACTGGAATTATAACACAGACTCCAGCAGAAGTTTTATCTGGAAATTATAATATAGTAAAAGATGTCATCTATTTTGTAGACCCTCCATTAGAAGGAAGAAGAGTAAACTTAGTTATTCCAACAGCAGACATTGATTTTGCAGACAATAGCTTTACATATTTTACTGGATCTGATGAAAACATCATTACAGGATCTCAAGCAATATTTTACTCAGAAAATCCCCCAGTTGAACTTGAGAATGGTGGATTGTATTACTTAATTAGAAGTGCTAACAATACCTTTAGATTTGCAGAAAGTTTATTTAAAGCATTTAATGGAGTATTCATAGAATTCTCATCAACATCAAGTAATGGATTCCCAGTAGGATCTTTTCAACTATTTTTAATCCTTCCAACTGATAACAGTTCCTTTCATGGAAGAGTTTTTCAAAGATCTAATTATGATGGAAATTATGTATTTGATGATATTTCAGAACAATTTACTGGAATTACAACATCATTTGAATTAAAAGTTTCTGGAGTTAGTACAGTTGGAATAAGTTCTGATAATGGCATAGTTTTAATTAATAATATTTTTCAATATCCAGAATCTGAAGAGGCATTTTCTTACAGGGAAGATAGTGGAAAAACTTACATTGAGTTTAGAGGTTCTGATGAAACAAAGACATATGACGTCAATGTAGGAGGAAGACCTAGAGGGGGGATTATAGTTGCATATGGAGTTACTGGTGGTAACTTATATGCTCCATTGATACCAGCAAATGGGTTTGCAGTTGTATCTGCAGCAGGAACAGTAGCAGACATTTATATTGGAAATCCTGGATCTGGTTATAGAAGTGGAATATCTACATACTATATTGAAATTGAAGATGCAGAATTGCCTGGATCAGGTGCTCTTGGAATTGCATATCCAAACAGTGTTGGTATTATTACTGGGGTTGGGATTATAACTGGTGGATCTGGATATTTGTACAATGGAACATCATCCAGTTTAACAGGAACAATAAATGTTTTAGATCCAGATGGAACTCCTATATCAGTTGCATCAACTACTGAATTTGAGTATTTTAGGGGGCAGCAAGTAAGCATAGACAATCCAGGTTATGTCGCAATTGGCACTGAGCTCATTAAATATACTGGAATTAACAATGCAGGTAGTGAATTGACCGGTTCTGTAAGAGGTCAACTTGGAACTATAGGAACTTCCCACACTCCAGGAGCTACAGTAACAAAATATGAGTATGATTACATAGTAAAATTTGATGCTCCTATGCCTTATGATAATAT